CTATTTTGTATCCTCTTGTGCTCCTGCCCCATCGTCCACCTTTTCGCGCAGGGACTCAATGGCCTTCGTAAGCCAGGGTGGGATATCCGCCCCCAGCGCTCCGGCGTTCTCGATGATACTCCCCGTTTCTGTGAGGATATACCACACGATCACCAGCGGGCAGAAAAAGATCTCATATGTAAACGGAAGGCTTATGCCAGGCATATGCTCCAGGATCATGCTGATCACCATGTCCAAGATACCAGCCACGATGACTGCCACCACCGCCCCCAGCTTGTGCCAGATGCCATCTCTTGCGGCCTGGCTGGACCACTTCCCCGCTCGCAGCGCCGCGCAGGACCCAGTGGCATAGTCGATGGCCATGCAGGAGATCCATGCAATGACCAGCCAGCCAAACCAGCCCCACAGTGCGGTGAGGGCAGCGCAGAAGGCCGACAGCGCGGCCTTGAGCGTATTCACATGCTCCATATCAGTCTTTCCCCTTTCTAATATGCTCCGCCATGGCATGGATAAGGCACACCACGTTGGCGTCCGAGTAACCGCTGCCGGCTTTCCAGTAGTCCGGGCTGGTAATGATCCCGGCCTGGGCCAGCACCTCCACATCGGTGTCCAAGTCGGACACATTGGGGTCCTCCCCTTCGCAAAGCTTCAGGAACTCCTCCCAGCCGCCGGGCGTGTTCCGGATCGTCCGGGGGCAGTCCTTGCCGTTCCAATAGTGGTGCTGCACTACCCGCTCCAGGGGGATGCTGTTCTCTGTCATCAGGAGGCGCACCAGGGCGGCAGCGTTCTGCTTTGCCTTCTCAAAGTTCCCGCCTGCATCCACGCAGATCTCCACGCCGATGCTCTTGGTGTTGCCGGGGCCCTTGGCTCCGTCCCCGGCGTGATAGGCCGTCTCGGTATCCGGCAGGTGCTGGACGATGGCGTGGTCATCCACCGTGTAGTGCCAGCTCACCAGAGCATTGGTGGCAGCGTCCCCCTTCAGATAGGAAGCGTGAGCCGCCGCGTCGGCTCCCCGGGCGGTGTTCCCGGTCTCGTGGATGGTGAGATAGCTGCACAGATTGAGGCCGCCAGGACGGTTCTTCCGACCCTGCGGGATATATTCGGTCTGGATGGCAATGCCGTTGTCAGTGGTCCGCTGAGGGGCCTTTACCGGCTCCAGGTAGTCCAAGGAAACCCAGCCCTTGTCTGTTCTCCCCCAGTCGTCCCGCTCCTCCAGAATGGTGACCACCGTGCCGCAGGGATAGGCCCCCGTCTTTCCGTAGCCCGTACCCGGGCCGCTGCGGATGTTCACGCCGATGGCCGGCGTGACCGTGTACTGTTTGCTCATGGTATCCTCTCCTTCCGGCGGCTCCGTGCCTCCCTTTGCCGTGTAGACGCAAATCCAGTTATGGACTTTGCGTCCGTCTCCCCGCATAATCGCTCCGTCAAAGTCGCACATGGAAGATCCGCCACCGTCCAGCATCACGGCGCTCTCCCAGCCAAGGGCGGCCAGATCATCCCGCAGACCCTCGGGCGTCCGGGCGTCGCTGGATCTGTCCGAGGAGCAATAGAGGCAGAGCGCCCCATCTTTGAGACCAATGGCAGAGCGCCCCCGGGTGCCTCCCTGACCTTTTTGCTGATAGCTGGGCTTGTCCACAGGGCCCCACGGACCGATCAGGCAGGTTACGGATATGAAGTTCTCAAAGAGTGCCGGGCTGCTCTCCAGCTTGATATCGGGGCCGCCGTTCCATCCGTAGCCGTAAGCGCCCCATGTCTTGGTGAGCAGCGCGCCGCCTACTTTCAGCATGGGGCACGGAGACCCGTCGGCGTTCCACATGCCGCCGTTCAGGATATAGGCGGCCCCTGTTTCCTTCTTGACCTGGGAGAGCGTTTTTTTACAGTTTGTGACTCGGATCTCCAGCTTATCAATGCTATTCAGCGGGATATATGCAATCCGTTTGCTCATTCCTCCGCACTCCTTCCAGCCATAATTGCGTCAGCCGCTTCCCGGCTCAGGCGGCCCGCTGCCACCAGAGCCTCGATACGCTGCTTGTCCCAGAGCGTAGGATAGTACTTCCGGGCCAGCTCCTCTACATTCATAACTCCACCCCCTGCATAATGGCCAGAAAATCCACATCCGCCCGGAGCTGCTCGAGAGCGGTGGGCGCGGGCGGGGTCAGCGCCCACCGGTCGGCCTCGATCTCCTCCGCCGTACGTTCCACCGGCTTCCCGTCCACCAACTTATAGCGGGGGATGCCATCTGCTGTATAAAGCCCTCCGTCAAAGTAATGGCTCTGGCACAAGTTGTACTTGTCCCCTGTGCCCTCGTCAATCTGTGTCCATCCGGATAGGTCCTCCGGTGTCGTATAGCCTCCATCGCAGCGGATGATACGGCCATGCTCGTCGGCCTTTACATATACTTTCGAGTTGATAATGTCCATATGTCACCTCACAGTTCCGCCGACAAAAAGCCTTCCGCATCATTTGCAACATACACTTTACCGGGTGTAAAACCAGTTCCAGTAACACGGAGAGTAATCATATTTGATATAGCACTACTGCCGAATACGGAAATTTCAGTCACTTTGTTTCCATCATTAGGGAATAGGCTTTCGCCAATCGTCCCAATAAAAACCGGGACGGATCTCATAGAGACTGGAATAGGCATGTAGAGATACACAAGAGTATCAGATGAAGCGAACCCAAAGCAGGAATTTTTCTTCACCGGGATAAGACACCGCTGACACTCCGAAAGCACTACCCCAAATTCAGGTCCAACAAACAAATGCGGCAAGCCAGACTCATCCATCCATCCGAGAGTGTGGAAGTCACCTTCCTCCATCTTTGCGGCGTACATCCGAATCTTGCACCCCTTGCCGCATACAAAAACAAATTTCAGGGAGGAGGTCAGCGTCCCAGCGGTGTCCGTCAGTGAGCAAAACCCCTTCGCGTCCGGGATGGCAACATCTTTTTTGTACTCGTCAAAGATGTTCGTGATATAGCAATACTCTGTCCCGCTGATCCGCTCGGCCAGCGCGGACAGAGTGAGGGTCTTACCACTGTAATTGGAAGGCGCTTCCACGGCGCACTCAAATGTTGCAAAGTTTTCAGGCGGCGCCTCAAACTCGATGCAGTCGTCTTTTACAGTCAGTGTACCGCTGTTCAGCTTCCAGCCGTCAATGGTGTAGCCGTCCGCATAACTGAGCTTCCCCCGATGATTTATGGGGAAAATTCCGCTTCCCTTCTGGCTTCCTCCGCCGATAAAGAAGCCGTTGCGGAGGAGTGTGGGGCGAACTCCAGAGCCCAAATTAGACAGTGCCTCCTGTGGCGTGTCCAGGTTGGACAATTTCAGGTCGGCCCGCTTCGTCTTGTTCTCCTGCATGGCCGCATCGATGGCGTCGGCGTTGTAGTTGAGATCATCGATATTCACATAGTCGTTCGGACCGGGCTTTTTCAACCCATAGTTGGTCGTATTGGTCATCCGATATCCCCCTCTCTCAGGTCCTTCCAGCTGAATGCAGCCACCTGGCCCCAGGTTTTGGCCCCGGCCTGCTCCCATGTCCGGTACAGATACTCATACACAAACCGCAGGTGAGCCGGCTTGATCTCGTTGATGGCGGCCGTCAGGTCCTCGATGTTGGGCGGAACGCCCAGCACCGAGACAAACTTCACCGCGAAGTAGTACTCCCCGCTGTGCTCCACCACCTCCACCTCACCATTGACAAAGGAGGCAGCCACAGCCCGGATGAGCTCAGCCGTGGGCGTTCCCTGTCCCCGGAGCTTGGAGACGATCCTGGTCCGGCGAAACTCCGTATCCTTGTCCACCTCCACCGGGATGCCATAGGCCGTCTCCCACAGCTCAAGCCCCCAGCCGCTGGCGGTCTGGGGCCAGAGCTGAAGCATGGTAAAGTCCACGTCGGCGGCCGCCCGGCGGGCCGCCTCCCCCAGCACCCGCTGGAGCTCGGCAAAGGGAATGCTCTTGTAAAACGCCGGCAGCTGGAGCATCAGGTCATAGCGATCCATCAGATGGTCACCTCCACCGTCCCGGGCGTGGGGACCTCGTCCGGCTGCACCGTCACATCGGCCGTCCCACCGTTCACTGTCAGGCTGGTGGCGTTCTCCACCCCGTCGATGGTGAGGAGGAGGGCCAGAATGCGGTTATAGATCACCGTGTAGGCCAGGTCCTCCTCGGGGCCGTAGTAGATGGTCCCGTATTTCCCGGCCACCAGGGAGGACAGGTACTCCTTCAGGCGCACCTCCAGCTCGGCCTTTACGGTCTCCGCCGTGGTGGCGGAGGAGATGACCACAACCGCGCTCACGGAGATCTCCTGCTCCCTGGGAGCCGCCGCCGTGACAGTGGCCCCCACCGGGCGCTTGGCGTCCAGAGCCTCCTGCACCGCCTCCACGATCTCGGGCGAGGCCGGTGCATAATTGCTGTCCACCACGGTCACCCCCACGGTGCCCGGTCCGTCGGCGAGCTCCACCACCTTGGCGTCGCCCACGCCGGCCACCTCCAGGGCCCACGCCCGGTACTGCCAGCCATTGGCCCCGTTGATGGGCTTTTGCCGCCGCTCCCGGATGCGCTGGGCGAGAGCCGCGTCGCTCTCCGTGTCGGTGCCGCCGGATGCCTCCTCATTGGTGTAGGACGCCAATCCCGGGAGGTTGATGTACATGCTCACGATAGCCCCCGCCCCGATGTTGTAGGCGGCGCCCTCGTGAGCGGCCTCCAGCGTCCCCTGGGCAGTCCTGCCCTCCGGGATGGACACCGCATCCACCAGGACAAATTCCAGCCCGGTGGCGGTCAAGAAGCTGGTCTGAGCCGGGACCAGGGTACCGGGGTCTCCGGTCAGGGTAACGGAGCATCGTGCCTTGGTGCCCGGGCGGCGGGTGATGCCGAAGTAGGTCTCCCCCACCAGGTCGATATACCCGCCGGAGGTCTCGTCAATGAAGAGCATGGAGACCACGGCGGGCAGGGCCTTGTAGAGCTCGCTGATCTCCCCGGCCACCGGGCCCACCGTGGCGTCGGCATAGCTCCCCTCCAGGGTCGAGAGCCCCGTGTCCGGCTGGATGCCGGCCAAAATTTCCTTCTTGATGTTCTCCTGGGTGCGGTCCTCAAACATAAAACCCCTCCTTTCCGTAGACCGTGGTAAATGTGACGTTTAGGTGGAGAGTATCTCCCTCAAATGCCACATCCTCCACCTGGCAGTCCGTGATGTAGGGCGAGACCAGCAGGGCATCCCGCACATACCGGGCAGCCTCGCTGCGCTTGGTGTCGGCCTGGTAGGGCTGTCCCACCAGGCTCTCCAGCTCGCAGCCGTAGTCCCAGGAGAAGCACTTGTACTGGTACCGGGCGGTGGCCGCAGCCCGCCAGGCCCAGCTCTTGACCGCCTCCAGGCCGGAGACGATCACGGGATTGCCGCTCTCCCACCGGGGCGTCCCGGCGGTGTAGTCCATGGCCACGTCGGTATAGAGGGGCAGCTCCCCGGCTGCGCTCCCCTGAGGGATGGAGTACATGGGAAAGAGACTCATACCCGCACCACCCTTGCGATGAGATAGTAGGCCTGCCCGTCCCCGCTCAGGAGGACCACCCGGTCCCCCCGCCGCAGGAGCTCCGGCAGGCCGTTGTCCTGGGTCCACTTGTAGTCCAGCCCGGCCGAGACGTACAGGTCACCGGCGGTCAGGTCCATGCCGCCGCAGTTGACGCGGAGCTTCCCGTTTCCCGCCTCCCGCACCTCCCCCAGGAAGAAGGGGGAGGACGGGGCCGACCGTCCGGCGGCCCGGCCCATGGACTTGGCAATGCGGGCCGCGTTTTCCTCAAAGGTTTTCACTTGATCTCACTCCCCGCGCTGGTCTCGTCCAGCAGATTGCGGAAGTTCAGGGTCAGCTTGCAGAAATACTGCCCATTCTTCCAGGTGTGGGTGTCGGCGTCGATCCAGAAGAGGCCGCTCACCCCGCTCCCGGTGTCCCGCAGGATGACGGCCTCCCCGGTGATGAGCCGGGGGTCTCCCAGGGTCTCCACCGTGAGCTTCTGGGTGAGCCCGTGGTCCTCCAGCCAGGCCTTGCCCTCCGCCCCGGCGTCCTCTCCGTCCCGCTGGGTGATAACGTGCTCCAGGCGGCCGTTGAGTGCCACGGAGGGGGCGTCGTCCACCCGCCGGACCAGCGCGCCGCTCTCGGTGCGGATGACCACGCTGTTCTGCAAATTTGTGATATCCCAGGTGTTGGTCACGCTCATGGTGGAGGCGATGGTGAGGGAGGCCGACGTGGGCCGCTTCACGATCTCCAGCCGCCCGTCCCCGGTGAAGCGGATGAGGTACCGCTTGCCGGTGCGCTCCCCTGCCAGGGCGTACAGGGTCTTGAGGATCTTGTCCAGTGCCACCCCGGGGAACTTCCGCCCCACGCTCACCCCGGTCTTGGCGATCCCCGCCGTGGGGATGCCATAGTCCCGGGCCAGAGTGGCCGCCGCCGACTCGGGGGTCACAGAGGTAAACTTATACCACCCCTCATTGCCCACCAGAAACCGCCCCCGGTCCAGGGAGGAAAGGTCCACCAGGGAATCCTGGCTCCCGGTGGTAGCCGAGAGGAGCGGCCCCGTGTACCGGGCCGCCCCCTCCCACCGCAGAGTCAGGACGGCCCCCTCCTCCAGAGGAGGCGGCGTCACGCTGCCGTCCCGGGGGACGGCCAGGGTGACGGATAGCTCCCGGGCCACCTGGTCCACGCTGCCGCTCCAGCTCATGGTCTGGACCAGCTGGGCGATGTCCCGGGTAGAGTTCCCACCCGGGGATGTGAGCAGCAGCTCGTACTTCACACTTGGTCCCTCCCTTGTGTCCAAGTCGGACACATCACAGACTCAGCTTCCAGGTCCCGGTGGCGGCGGCGTAGGTGCTCTTGGTGGCGTTGGCCGTGGCCACGCTGGTACTGGCCGGCATGGGGGACGGCAGGTCCCCGGACGCCGGGATGGTGAGCACCTGCCCCGGGTAGATCAGGTTGGGGTTTTTCACGGTGGTGCTGTTGGCCGCCGCGATCCTGGTGTACTGGCTCCCGTCCCCGTAGAACTTCTTAGCGATCCCCCACAGGGTGTCCCCCTTGGCCACGGTATAGGTCCGCTGCTGGGCCGCACCCGTGGAGCTGCTGCGGCTGGTCTCGCCTCCTCCGGAGGCGGAGAGCACCGGCACCTGGGGCTTGCGGTACTGCCTGAGGTTGAGGGTCACGTAGAGGTCATTGGTGCCGTCCCGCTCCCCGTAGGGGGTGGTCTCGAGGAGCACCAGGGCGTTGGTAGGGGTCCCGGATACCAGGAAGCGCACCGGCGTGCCCGCGTCGCTCCACCGCTCCAGCTGCTCCAGGTAGATGTACGGATTTGGTATCGTGCCGGGATTGCAGAAGGAATAGAGCCGGGCCGGGAGTATTACCTCCAGGGTGCAGCTCCCCATCATGGTGGCGCCGGGGAGGTTGACCTCCCCGATCTGGTCCAGCTGAATGGTCTCCACCCGGTTGCCCCGGTCCCAGGTGTAGGAGGGCGGCGTCACCGGGAGGATGAGCTCCCGTCCCGCCGCCTCGTCCAGGAAAGAGAGAATGCGCCTCATGACAACACCCCCGCCGCCAGCTTGAGCTCGATGGCGTCTGCCAGACGCTGGGCGATCTCCTCCGCCGTCACACCTGCGCCGAAGGTGTTCCCGGTAATGGTGATCTGGAGGGGTGTCCGGGCCTTCTCCGACCGGGCCTCCTGGGCCGTCTGGACCCGCTCGTCCTGGTGGAGGTAGTAGAGCCCGTCCCGGGGCACCCGGGAGAGGCCGTAGGCGGCGCCGCTTCCAGTGGTATTATCTTTTCTCCGGACGTCCACCTGTCCGCCCGTCCTGCGGTAGATTTCCTCTGCTTTTTCTGGAGATATTCCCTCAATGCCCTCCGGAATATCTACTTCCGTGACATTCAGCCTGGATGATGCGCCCCCCTTTTCCTTCTCCAGCTCAGTCTGGTATTTGCTCCTCCATCCGTTCAACGCTTGCGTGTTGTCCCGTATGGCTGCGATCTGGTCCCGTTCCGCCTCCTCCAGTGCCAGAACGCGGTCGCTGCTGTCATAGGCTGCGGTGGCCAGCGTGATAGCCTCTTCGCGGAGATCTGCCATCTTGTCGCCCGCCTCCCGGCTGCCGTTCTCATAGGCAAGTGAGGCATCGATGAACTCATTCCGCATCTCCTCCAGAGCTGCCTGCTGTTCCGGATCAAAGATGTAGCTCGTCTTTTCCCCCAGCAGCACCGCAGAGAGGGCCTCGCGGGTATACCGCTCGGCCATATTTTGGTCGCGCGCCGCGTTCTCGCCCTCGATCTCGTTGAGCTTTTTCAGGGCATCCCCTAGTGCGCCGCCATAGGCCGCGATCTCCTCCTCCATGCCCTGTGACCGGACGGGGTTATACCCCTCGCCGGTCGCCACATTGATCTCGGTGATGGCGTCCTGGAGGGTGGAGGTCAGGCCGGAAAAGGTCTCGCTCATCAGGTCCATGGCCCCGCCATACGCGCTCTCCATCCCCTGCTGGATGATGGTTGCGGCGTTCTGCCCGTTGATCTCCCCCTTGGAGATCATGTCGTAGATCTCGCCCTGGGTCTTGCCCATGGCCTCGCCCAGCATCCCGATCACGTCCACGCCCCGGTCCTGGAAGATGTTCAGGAACTCCAGGGTAGCCTTGCCGGAGCTCTGCATCCGGCTCATGGCCCGGGCCATCTCGGTCATATCGGAGGCCGTGACGCCCACGGCGCTGCCCGCGTCTCCGATGGCCGTCATCAGGTCCAGCATCCGCTCCGGCGCGTCCCCAAATCCAGTGGCCAGCGCCCGGCTCATGCCGGTGAGGTCGGCGTACTCCATGGGCGTGCTGGCCGCCATCTCCCGCAGGTCAGAGAGGTACCGGTCCCCCACGCCGGAACCCAGCAGCTGGTTGAAGGCGATGGCGTCCAGCTCCCACTGGGACGCGGTTCCTATGCCGCTTTCCAGCCGCTGGGACGCGGCCTCCTTCTGCTCCTCATACAGGCCGTTGTAGTAGCTCTTGAAGGCCTCGTCCTCGTTCTGGAAGTTCTGGGCCGCGCCTCCGGCCAGGCCGGCGATCCCACCGATGGCTGCACCAACCGCCATTCCAGGAGCACCAGCCAGAGATCCCATGGCCGCGCCCGATACCGCGCCGCTCAGGGCCCCGGAGAACAGGTTTGCTCCCTGACTGCCCAGAGCCGACCCTGCCAGGGCATTGGCCCACTCCCCGGCGGCGTCTCCCGCCATGTTCAGGATGCCGGCCTTGCCCAGGGCGGTGAGCAATCCCGGCCCTTCCGACCGGTTGCTGAACCGGCTCTCCGCCGCGACCGCTCTTCCGGCCTCCTGGTAGAGGGCCCGATAAGCCGCAGCATTGGAGTCAATGGCCGCCCGGGTCTCATTCATTTCCCGCTTGAGCCGCACCTGCTCCTCGATGGCGGCGTCCAGTGCCCCCTTGCTGGCCTCGTCCTTCAGCTTGCGATAGGATTTCTGCGCCTCTTTGACCTGGACATTGTTTTCCGCCATTGCCTTTTTCAGATTGGACATCCGCTCGGTCAGTGTCGTCTGGGCCTTGTCATAGGCCTTCAGGCTCTCCTCCAGCTCGTCCATGGTTTTATCAAACGCCTTGGAATTGCCCGTAATGGATTTCAACGAAGGGCTGACCTCATCGTAAAGTTTCATGACGATGCCGACTTCCTCTGCCATTGCTGTCACCTCCCATTGACTTTTTTTCGATTTTTGTTATGATACAGATAAGAAAGGAGGCCGTTTTATGACACGTGAGGAATTAATCCACCGACAGGAATCCCTGCGGCAGGAGATCGTTCATCTGACCTTTTTAACCCACGGGCCTGACGCGGCCCCGTTCCTGTCCATGCCAAAAGATGCACCTGAGCGTGCTCTTTTCACCCGTATGGAGGAGCAGCTTGCCGAAAAGAAAGAACAGCTGCACGAGCTCGACACGCAGATTGAGCAGACTTCCTCCCCTGTCTCCCGCTTCCGGGAGACCAGTCGGAACCTTCGTGGAGTTATCTGGTTCGTCACGATCTTTATGCTGATCGTCACACTCTCCTTTGCCATGGTCTGGGATGATCCGACCGTCAAGCTGCTTGGCGCGGCTACGCTTCTCATGTTCCTCTTGGCCCTGTGGTCCTCCTTCTCCTCGGAATCGTAATCTCCGCCGCCCCCATCTGGGGGGCGGCTTTTTTATTCATTCCGCGCTTCCTCTGCCAGCTCGATTTCCCGGAGGGCAAAGCCCCAGGCCAGATCCCGGCCGCCCTGGCCCATGGCGTAGTACTGCTCCGGCGTCCAGTGATGGACGCGGAACAAGTAAAACACGAGATCCAGCTCTGGGTCCGTACCCTCCGCTAGGCGTTTTTTACTTCTTCGATGGTGGCCCGGCGATAACCGCACAGCCGCTCCACCGCCCGGGACAGGTCCTCGATTTCCCCGGGCAACAGCATGGCCTTCACGGTCTCCTCCGGCGTCGCGCCGCCGTACTTCTCCTTGAGCGCATCGGCCTTCAGGTCGGGCTCCACACAACCGGCCAGCAGGATGCTGGGGCTGACATCGCCCACCACGGTCTCCCGGATGCGCTGGACCTTGCCATAGGGCAGCGCCCGCAGGGTAAACACCACATCCTTGCCGGTGGCCTCGCTCAGGCGCTTGATCCGGTACCGGGCCGTGGGCAGCTGCTCCTGCACGTTGGGCAGCTCTGGCCGCAACAGCAGGGAGAGCAGGTCCGTTTTCTTCTCTTCCATATCCGTTCCTCCTTACTCCACGGGAATGGCGTCCAGCAGCTCGAACCGGGTAAAGGTAAAGGGCGCGGTGATCTTGCCCACGGTGGCCGCCTGCCAGTCGGCCAGGGTGAGGTCCGAGAACTGCACGCCGTAGTAGGCGATACGCTCAGCCCCGGCGCTGTCCGGGTCGGCCAGCTTGGAGACGATGGTCCCCTCGGGGATCACGCCGTTCTGCATCCCCTGGAGCTTCTGGATGAGTCCGCTGTCCACCTTGTAGAGCATCAGGGAGCCGCTCCCCTTGCCGCTGGTGGCCTTCTGGTTCTCCATAAACTCCCCGCAGAGATTGATGGTCTCCGAGTTGATCTGCACCTTGGCCTGGCAGCCGTAGCACTCGGCCACACGCTCCCCGTCCAGCCAGTAGGAGCCGTAGGTGCCGTTGGGGATGCGCTTTGCGCTGAAATTGGATCTTGCCATCTCTCTTCCTCCTTACTTCGCCTCGAATAGGACCTCGAAGTCTTCCATAGCATCCACCAGCCTACCGCCGCACTTGAGAAAGACCCAGGAGCCGGTCTGGTACTCCAGGATCTGCTGCTCGGTCATGCCGGCGGTCTCCACGCCCTGGCTCTGGAGCCAGCGCAGCTGGCGGTCATAGTCCACGGCGCAGTAGCTCTCGCCCGCGGCGAGCACCCCCGCCCCCTCCAGGTACGCAAAGTAGTCCGTGATGGCGGTGACCAGCAGCTGCTTGTTGTCATACGTGTTAGGGTAGCGGCCCAGATACTGGCTCTCGATGGTGGTGCGCAGGTAGTAGGAGATGAGGTCCATGCCCTCCACGATCTTGATCTTGCTCCAGTCCTGGTTGCCGTTTGCCGGGATGGTGGTCAGGGAGTTCACCGCCCGGGCAATCTTGGCCTGGAGACCGTCATGGATCAGGATGAGCTTACCGTTGTTGATGGCCTCGGTCTGCTCGGCCGTGGTGCGCTCGGTGACGGCGGTGAGCTCGGGGAGGGCGGCGTAGGTGGCGCTCATACTCATGGGGATGCCGGCCAGGATACCGGCCATCCGGGCGCAGTACGCAGATGCTGTTACCGCGCCCGCCGCATCCTTCATCCCGCTCTCGTCCAGCTCGATGATGCCCATGTTGTCGCTTCCAGCCGTTTTCCAGGGGCGCACCAGCTTCACGGTGCGGTAGACCGCCCTCTGAGCTTTTGTCCACTCGACCAATTTAGTGAGCTCATCATCCGTCACATCGGGGGGACCGGCCAGATAGTCGATGGAATACTGCTCGATGGCCTTGAGTCCACCCTCCAGGGCGGTGGTGTCATCGGTGCCGGTGGCGATGACCACCAGGATCACCAGGCTGGGCGCGCCCCGGTCGGAGCCCTCAAAGGCCAGCTTGACATGCTTTTTGTTGTCCTCCCCCAGGTTGCTGGGGATGAGGGCGTCGCTGCTGAGCAGATGGACGCCTTGGGCGTTTGCGTCCCGCACAAAGACGGCCACATAGCCCTTCTTGCTCCGGTTGGCCACCTGTGCGGCCGCCTTCTCAAAGGCGATCTTCAGGGTGGGCAGTCCGTTTGTGGTTGCCATATCATTCACCTCTCGTTATCAGATGGTCCGCCCGGACGCATTCCGGGCGGACGAATTGATGTTTCCTTCATAATTCTCGATCTTGGGGACAGATGCGCTCACCGGGTCGGTCATATCGTCCGGATCGTGGTAGCCCGGCCGGGTGTCGCTCCAGGAAAAGGTCACCTGCACCTCGCAGAAATCGGGCGCTCCCGTTCCCTTGTTCGCGGTGACCGTGGGATGCCGGTCGTCCACCCGGATGGACGGCCCGGCAAAGAGCTCCATGAGACGGTCCTGCCGCCGGTTGAGTTCCTCCCGGCTGCTGTCATAGTAGGCGTTTACCGCCACAAACCCTGTCACCAGCACCGTCACCGTCTTTTGGACCAGTGCGATATTCAGGTCGGCAAAGGCCTCCTTTTGCAGTTCCAGGGCAAAGGACGGGCGCTGGAAGTCCTTGGGAAGCCGGTCCACAAAAATGGGCTCACCCGGAAAGGCGGCCGAGATGATCTCCTTTACCCGGGCCATGATCTGGTCTGTATTCACGGTGGTTCCTCCTATTCCACGTCAAATTCCCGCTTGAGATGAGCCATATACGCATCGCTCCATGCAATGCGGTCCAGGAGCTGTTCCGCAGCCTTCAGCGCGTTGTCAAAGGCCTTCAGCTTGGTGTAGGAGTAGAACTGCTTGCCCTTCACATAGTCTTTCTTGTCCCGCACATGGACTTTCCCGCTTTTTACTCGGCTCCAGGACCGCTCGGAGCCGGGCGCGGCCTTCCGGGTACCGTAGCCGCGCTCCTGCCAGCGGGTGACCATGCTGGAGGTTACCTCCCGCCCGCGCCAGGTCTTTACCTTTCTGTCTCCGCCGGGGCGGCGGAGCACAGTCCCCTTTATGGGACTCACTGCAGCATATCCGCCCTTGCTTCCGATGCGCACTTCCTGCCAGCTCCGGACTGTGTAGTCCGCCCCTCCGCGGAACCCGGACCGGCCGATCTGCCGGTCCAGATGCTTTTTCGTGGCCTCGCCCATGGCCTCAGAGGCCCGCCTTCTTGCCTCCGGGAACTCCTCGAACAGATCTTCCCAATACCGGGTAAACTCGTCGAGCTTTTCCCGCTGCATACGAGCGATACTGCCCATTACAGGTCCACCCGCTTCCCGATCTCGTACTCGTTCTTGTACTGGTCCAGCTCGTGGGGCGTCATGACCTCCCAGAGTTCCCCTCCGATCTCCACCAGGCACCCCGGTCTCAGCCGGATGGGCTTGGACACGACCAGGACCTGCACGGCGTCATTCACCGACATGGGCCACTCTTGTTCGTGTTTCACATACTTCTCAGTACGGACTCCAGGGAAGATCATCGCCCCATTCCCCTCCTCGTCCAGCTGTTTGACTGTCTCCACGTTCACCAGCGCAGCGGACACGTCCAGATGGTTGCGCCCCCGCTCAGTGACCGCCGTGAGTAAGAGGTGCCTCTCCCCCCAGCGGAGGGCCTGGTGTGGCGTGAGAGCCTGCCGCCGCACGATGATCTGTGCGTCCCGGGCCCCCACGCCCACCTTGGAGAAGAGATTTGTCTTGCCGCTCAGGGTGATGTTGGCCCAGGCCCTGCGGATGGCCACCCACTTCCACACCCCGGTGGATGTCTCCCTCAGCTCCAGCACCTGGGCCGGCTTGTCCAGCCGCCCGGCGTCGATGTGTGCCGCCATGGGTCATCCCTCCCCCGATGCGTCCAATTCGGACACCGGCTCCGTCAGCTTCAGCTGGACGATGAGCCGACGGAAAGCCGGGTTGTCCTCCACAATCGTCCCCGTGATGGTGGCGTCCCGCAGGTCGAAATCCCGCAGCACCATAAAATTGACTGCCAGGTCGTACTGGGCCCGCCGGCTCGTGCCCTCCGGCGGCTCCGAGACCCCGGCGTTCTCCAGATAGCCAACCGCGGCCTCATAGAGCCCCTCCAGGGTGAGGAGCTCCTCCTCGGTCGGCTCCTCCACCCTGCAATAGGCCAGGAGAGATTTCATCCGTTCATCGCCGATCGACATCATTTTGCTACGGTCCAGCCATTGGCGGCGGGCAGATACAGGCTGCGGCCGGCCACAGCCACGCCGCACAGGACTGCAGCGTCCCCGTCGTGCTGGAATTTCAGGCCGATGTAGCGGGGATTGGCGGGATCCACCTGGTAGCTCACCACAATCGTCTGAGGATCCGTTCCCACGCTGTCGGAAAACTCCACCGCATCGCCAATGGCTTTGGCGCTTGCGCCGGTGGACTGATCAGAGCCCATTACCGTCACCGTTACCTTCTTGCCCGCACCCAAGGCTGCGGTGGAGACCAAAAATGCGACCTCCCCAGCGCCGGAGGTGTCAACAAAGGCGGTGGTTTTGTCCGTGGTTTTTTCCACGGACTGGGGCGCAAACACATTGACAAAGGCCAGCTCTTCAAAAATACGCTTCACAGTAGCTCCTCCTTACTTTCGGTCGGCCAGCGCCACAAAGGGGCTGCGGAGTTTGGTGCTGTTCTTGATCTTCAGGGGGCTGTTTACCTTGGGTGCGCCGTTGCAGCGGAACACCACGCGGAAGCAGTTCTGGTCAGTCAGGAACTCCACATGGATGGACCAGTCCTGCTTGACGGCGCCCTTGGTCAGCAGGATGTACTGGAAGGGATCCACCAGCATGATATCGCCCTTGGTGCCCAGAGCAGAGCAGCTGTCCTCAAAGAGGACCGGCTTGTGGAGCACCCGCTGGGTGTCGAAATTACCCAGACCACCCTCAGGCGTCCACAGGAATTTGGACTCATCCCCGCCCTTGATGACCAGCAGGGGCAGCTGCTCCTCCGCATCGGGATGCATCAGCCACACCAGCCGCTCGCGGCCGCGAGGCATAGACCGCGCCTGCATCTTCACCGCGTTATTGCCCACGAAAGTTCCGGCGGTCTGAGACGGCTCCTTATCTACCGTGATGAGGGCCTTGGAATTGATAAAGCCCAGGGGTTTGCCGGATCCATTGCCTGCAATCACAGCGTCCGTCAACAGGCGGTCACCGGCCAGGGCAAAGCCGGTGGAGGCAAAGCCGCTCATAAAAGCGGCGTCCTGCAACATTTCATCGGTGCAGTACAGGAAGCCCATCATCTTTTCCAGGTCCATCTTGATCTCCCGGAACTGAGGCTTGCTGGCGGCCACAGCGGCGCCCTCAGCTGCCCAGTACATCTGTACACCGCCGAACACGGACTGACTCACATCGGTCTCATCCGCGCTGATCCACCGCATGGAGTTGGCCGCGCTGGAACAGGTATAGCGGTCCAAACGGTTGAGCAGGGGGCTCATCTGCACCGCGCTCTCCAGAATTGATCCAGCAAAATCCGTCTGAATCGCAAATCCGCCGTCCGCGCCGATCCCCTCGTTGGTCCCCAGCACTGCGTTGTTCACCTGCTGAAGCCGTTTGTCTTCAATGTGGTTCTTGCGGAAGTTGTAGATGGCGGCCAGCTGCTCACCAATGGAGGCGAAGGGCTTCTCCTCGCCGCCTCTCCCCTCCTTGGGGGTCTTATTCTTATCATGCAGGATACCGTCGTACACGGGATCGGCATTTTCCTGGCTCTGTCTGGCCAGTTTCTCCAAACTGCTGATCTGGTTGTTGATACCCTCCATCTGGTTGGTGATCTGGTCCACCTCATCATAGTTGCCCTCATCAGCCGCAGTCTGAGCTTTGGCCAGAAGCTGGCTCTTCTGCGCACGCAGGTCCGCGATCTTCTCCATGAAATCCATCGTATTTGCTCCTCTCAATCAAAAATTTGCAAGCGCCCGCAGCTTAGCCATGGCGCATTTTGCTCTTTCTCTGGCCTCGGTCTCCCTCCGCACAGCTTCCATATGGTCCTGGTACCGTTGCCGCATGGCGGCCGTCAGCCGAATACGGCCCCCGGATGCCGCCACAAAGGCGGCAGGGTCTTCTTCTCCACCGGGCAGGCCCACGATCTCATCGATCAGGCCGTAGTCCAGGGCCTGGCTCGGGCTGATCCAGATGTTTTTGTCCATCAGGGCGATCAGCTCTTCCCGGCTCCTGGCGCTGCTTCTGGCGGAATAGACCTCCAGCACGCAGTCCCTGGCATTACGCAGGGCCTCCGCCGACCGGCGCATATCATGATAGTCCCCCTCGGCTGCGCCGCTTGGATTGTGGTAGCACAGCAGCGCCCCTGGCTCACTCTGGATGGTCTTGCAGCCGGTTGCCGCCAACGTGGCAGCGCTTGCCCCATAGCCCTGGAAGAGGGCTGTGGTGTTCCCATGGTAGCGGCGGAGCATGGAACGGATCTCCGTGCCTACCGCCATATCTCCGCCGGGAGAATTGATCAGCAGTGTCACATCCTCCCCGTTGGCAGCATCCAGTGCCGCCTGGATATCCATGGGCGCGGTAATGTCCCGGAAGCCCCACCAGCGGAGCACGTCGGCAGAGTCGTTGTCCCATAGCTCACCGCGCAGTGCGATATCAGGCATTTGTGTCCTCTCCTCTCAGTACGGACTCCAGAGAGCCCAGATTTTTTGTCACAAGGAACTGCTTCCCCAGTCCTCCCGGAACGGGGTTGAGCTCCTCCCTTGCCCGGCACTCGTCCGGATTCATCACCGAGTGCTCAATCAGCTTCACATAAAAATCGGCCCGCGTATTGGGATCTGCCCGGAGCAGCGCCTCCACCGTTCCGTGGATATAGACCCCGTCCCGTTTCTGATCGGGCGTGGGGAGTTTCCAGGAGTCCTCATTCTCGCACTGCACCACATAGGGCAGGAGCACATCGGTCACATAGTTGAGCCGCTGCTGGGCGTTGCTGTTGTAGCTCTCCTTGCCGGTCTGGAGCATATGCTTGGGCACTCCCGAGAACCGAGCCACCTCCTCCACAGAGAATTCCCGACTCTCGATAAACTGGCTATCCCTCTGATTGAGGCCCAGGGGTGTGTACTTCATATCGCGGTCCAGAACTGCCACTGCAAAGGCGTCGTCCGTCGCATAGGACTGGAACTCTGCCTTGACCTTGTCCCTGGTCTTCCGATCGGCGTCCGAGTCGATCTCCACAATGCCGGAAAGCCGCGCTCCGTTCTGGTAGAATTTCTTGCCATACCTCTGGGCCATGGCGTCCACTGCAATGGCCTCCCGGGCCAGATGCAGAAATCCGCGTCCGTGAATGCCGTCATAGGTCTCAAAGAACAGGAAGGACAGCTCATAGTTGGAAAACTTTTTTACCATGCCGTCCACATTGTACTGATACCAATACTGTCCCCCTTCGCGGTCTTTGAGAATGGAACAGCACTCTGTCGGCAGCGGCAACCGTTGGACTACACGGCCGGAGCTGTCGCGCCGGTTCCACACCGCTCCGAATCCGTGCCAAAAGGCGTTTGACATCAGCACCTTACGCAGCATGAACGGAGACATACAGTCGTTTGGCCGAACCTTCAGCATCGTGCGGAGCCGCTCGTCATTGTATGGGACTCTGGCATCCCCATCCTTCCGGTACGCACCGAATGGGATCAGGCCAAAGGAGTTGGTCAGGATGCGGTGGGCCGCTGCTACGGGAGACAGGTGCTCCGCGTTGCCCTGACTCCCCTCGATCGCCTCTCCGGCGGTAAAGACCCGTTTGAACCACGCCTGCACCTCTTCCCACCCAAGGGACTGTTCCTCCATGGAAGCTCTCGGTGCCTGCACGGCTTTGCTCAAAATCACTTGTGCCGTCCTCCTCTCGACCGGGCTACAATCAGGGCATATGCCGCCAGGCATACACCAGCCGCCGCTAATCCAGCCGCCCGGCCGTACTGCTCGTAGGCCGCCGATACCAGGCACGCACCGGCGCCGATCAGAAGCAGGTCATCCAGATAGAGCGCGAAATTCCCGGCAAACGACCGGGCAGTCTTCCGCAGCATATCAAAAAATTTTCTCTTATGTTCCATTCTACAAACCCCAATCATCGGATTGAATGTGCTCGTTGATGTCACTTCTCACCGGCGTTCGCTTCACCAGCACCCGGGCCAGTGCATTCATGGCCGCCGCCACGGGGTCGATGCGCTCGGTGTCGTCCTTATGTCGCTTGGAGAGCTTGATATCCCCGTAGTTGTTCTGGATCTCGATGGCGTTCTGGAGGCACCAGAGGGCCAGAGGGCTCTCCTCTATGACCACCCGCCCCTGGAGCAGCAGCTCCCGGAAGGTCTTCACCGCCAGGTTCTGCCCGGCGCAGGTCTGGGCCACCTCCACGCAGAAGTCCTCCCGGTTCCGGTCCTCGTTCATGCGGATGGCCAGGTCCGTGGCGTTGTGGCCGTCATAGTCCACCTCGTCCACCTGCCAGTCATGCTCCCGCTCGCCTGCGCAGATCCAGTTGTAGACATAGCTGTTGTCGGTGACGTCGCCGGGGGTGAGGGTGCAGTAGCCGCCCTGTGCCCAGGCCTTATAGGGCACCCGGTCGGTCTTTTCATGGCGGTCGGCGCCGTTCTCCGGCATAAAGCCGTGCAGCCTGAACGCGATGCGCCCGTCCGGCAGGTCAAACACCGCCGCCGCGCCGCTCAGGTCGATGCGCTTGCCCAAGTCAAAGCCGCAGTTGCAGCGCAGCCCGTCGGTAAGCGCGGCAAACTCCTCCCGGGGGACCATAGCCGTCCTGACTTTCGCCATGCAGTTCTCGTCCAGATAGCGGTTCACGCTGCCGGACTGCCACAGGCACATCCGGCGGGTCAGGAACTTTCGGATCTTGTTGGGGTCGTTGGAGGCATAGGCCGCGTTATGCTCGTCCCGGATCTGCTTGAGCAGGATCTCACTGTACCGGCTCGGATACCGCAGGCACGGGTTCGGCTTGGCCCACAGCTTCTCGTCGTGTGGGTTGTCCCCCTCGTCCAGCTCCCGGATCATGATGAAATAGCTCTCGTCAATGACCGTGGGATCTTCCAGCACGCGCTTGGCGTACAGCTCCTCCTCGTAGCAGGGCTTGCTCCCGGCATCATCTCCTGCGGTGGTGATGACATCCAGCAGGGACTGCTCCCGCTTGCCGAAGGAGTTGGTGCCCAGGTCATAGATCTCCGAGTTGGGGTGGGCGTGGTACTCATCCACGATAAAATAGGTGGGCGCGCCCGAGTCCTTGTTCTTGGTATCCTTGGACAGGGCCCGCATATACCCGCCCCGGGTCCTGTGTACGATCGGGTTGGAGCGCGGGACGATCAGCCGCTTGGCAATGTTGGGGCTGGCCTGGGCGATCTTCTTTGCGTCGCCCAGCACGCGCATGGCCTGCCCCCGGTCCACCGCCGCGCACTCCACCTCCGGCTCCTGCTCAAATCGGGCCAGCTCCGGGTGGTAAGGCGGATAGATTGCGTCCCCGCACATGTGGTGGAGTCCCTGGCAGGACTTCTCCGAGCTCTTGTAGTTGCCCCGGGCCCGCTTGTTGTAGGTATGGGAAAAGCGCCGTGCGCCGGTGTCCTTGTGGACCCAGCCGTAGGTGCAGCCCAGGTCGAACACCTGCCAGGGCTCCAGTTGGATGGGCTTTCCCGCGTCCACGCCGCGCACCTGGATGCACTGGCCAAACCACCGGATGATCCGGTCCGCCCGGGTGGTGTCAAAAACATACGGGAAGTCATCCGTTCCCTGGCGCTTCAAATCATCCAGATGCCGCTGGCAGGCCAGTATCTCATATTTGCAGCACTGATCCCGAAGCCGCCCCTGCGTCACCTGCTTGGCATAGACGCTGACAGGGTGGTGCAGGCCGGACTGCCATCTAGTCGCCATAGAGGTCACTGTCCTGGTCCGTCCTGGCTTCGGCTGCGGCCTGTGCCCGCTTCTGGGCCAGCCGCACCCGGCCGGAAGGCGTAAGCCCCAGCTTCTCCGCATACTGGAGGATGTTCCGTTCCAGTGACTGCATCTTGCCGCTCACAGTGTCCAACTTGGACACCACGTCGGCCACCTTCTCCGGGTCGCCCTTGGCATCCTTCAGCTGCTTGGTCACCTGAGACAGCACCTTGCACTGGCTCTCATACCGCGCCATCATCACGCAGTAGACGCCCAGAGCATCGCTGTCCAGGTCGTCCAGGATCACCAGGCCCTGCATCCGCTCCAGGACCTTCTTCCAGTAGCGGCCGGCAGCGGTGTTCTTGGCCATGATGGCGGGACGTTCCATGTTGGACTCCCGCCCCCGGTCCGGGATCACCCCATCCTCAGCGCGCTCCCGAAGCTGGCGCTCCTCGTCGGTCAGATTTTTGCTCATATTCTCCAGCGCCTTCGGTGGCGTCGGCATGTTTTTCACCTCCCGCTGTTTCCCGCTTTCGGCCGAAACCCTGATGGGGGAAATTTTCTCACATTCGAGGGGCCGTGCGGTCTTGCGCACCCTCGCCCAAAATCTTTTTCAGGGCGGGGGTGGGTCGGAAAGCCTCTGGCTTTCCCCTGGGCGCACGCAGGCGTGTAGACGCTCACGCACCTGCGCACACGCCGGAGCGCGGACGTAGCTTCCTGTCCGGAGAATGGCTCAAAACTGCGCCCGTTCTCTGCGCTTTTCCGCCTGTTCCAGCGCTGTTTTTCGATCGTGGCAATGCTTGCAGAGTGACTGCAAATTGCCCCGATCAACGAACCGCAGCCAGTTACCCTGGTGCGGCGTGACGTGGTCCACCACGGTGGCCCTGGTCCGGATGCCGCGGCGGGCGCATTCTTGGCACCAAGGCTCCCTCAGGAGCTGGGTCGGGCGCAGATCCTGCGTCCAGATGTCCAGACTGTACCACCCGTGGTATTCCGCAGATGCCCGGCGCTCAGCCCGCTTAGGCTTGTGCTTTGCGCAGTAACCCTCGCGGGTGAGCGCCGGACACCCGGGATATCGGCAGGGCCGGAGCGGCTTCATTGCCATGGGCTATCACCTCCAGACATACAAAAAGCCGGAGCCCAACACGACCCATTCCTGGGTGTCATGTCGGGCTCCGGCGTTCAACGCTCTGGCCTCTTGCAATATTCACGATGATCTCTGTTTTGCAATCCCGGCAGTAAACCGGGAGTCCGGTTGCCTCGGTATCTTCTTCGACACGCAGCAGCCGTTTATTCCGGTGACAGATCGGGCAGGTTACCCATCCGTCCCTTACGATTAGTTTACCACATTCGGTGCTATGTTTCAATGTTTCCACAGCTGTTTTCCATCTCCTTCCCAGAAGTTACACCCTGTTTCCAGACAGAAACAAGACGCGCGAGCTATGCAGGTTTCCGTTTGGCCGGTGGCCGTCTTCCCTTCTTGTCTCCTTTCTTTTCCGGCAGCAGGTACTTCAAATACAGATATTCGCCCCACCCATTGTTATCCGCCTTCCGGGACAGGACGAACGCCCCTGGCGGCAGCGTGATGGTGACGTTGTCCTTGACCGTCTCGGTCTCGGTCTTTGGTTTGAGCAGTCCAATGGACGGCGTCCAGGTCCGCTCCCCCACCCGGCACTTGCCCACCTCCCGGGGCTCCTTGGTGAGGTAGCGGGCCAGGGCTTCGTAGCCCTCCCACACATCCAGCCGTTCCACCTCTACCTGCCCATAAGGCCAGAGGGAGCGGAGCACCTCCACATCCCGGCCAGTTCCGTTGAGGACCATGTGGTGGTGGAGGCGCCCGCCCTCGGAGGAGAGCTGCTCGGTCACATAGATGTACCGGGTCTTTTGCCCTGCCATCTTCCGCGCACCCCGGAGCAGTTTGAGCATCTTCCGGTACTGCTTCAGGGCTGCGTCCTTGTGGATGGGAATGTGGGCGTCGTCGTATGTATAGACCACGTGGAGATCCTGCCCTCCAAAATTGGCGGCCAGTGTCATCTCAAGCTTTTGCCAGGATCTCCGGAGGTTGATGCTGTCCTGTCCGGCGCTGCTCATCTCCCGCTTGCAGGAGCGCTCCTGCTCCCCGTCCCGGGGGCCGGCCACCGTGTAGCACACAGCGGACACCAGCCGCCCGGCAGTGATGGTCTTGATCCGTTTACTCATAGGTGACTCCTTGGATCACAGGATGTCTGAGCCAGTACAGCAAACACTGATTGCATCGCTCAAATGGTATGAGCGTGTCGGACTCCAAATCGTCATCACACTCTGGCAGTCTCCTGCAAAAGTCCGGTGCTCCATCTCCCGAGGTGCAGCAGTTGATGAACTCTGCCAGCTCCTCGTCGCTCATAGAGCGGATATGGTCGGCATTGGTCTCAGGCGCCTTAAATGCCCCACATTTGACCACAATTTCATTCGGTTCTCGGTGGTGCCTGCAATCTGCAACGCATCTATCGCAAAGATTAAGTCCCATCTTTCTCGATTCCCCTCGCTCTCTTCTCCAGCTCTGCCGGAGGCTCCGGCAGAGGCCTCCAGTGTGTTACAAAAAGGCCTGTGCTTTCATGCTGCCAGTGCGGATCTGGATCATGAGAAAAGTATGTCAGCGTCCCGATAAACCGAGCGCCAAGGTCATCCTCTTCACGGTAAAACCCGTAATATGCCAAAACGGGCTTTTCGTCCTCTGGTAACCGATCTTCTACATTTATCCACGCCTCCAGGTCGATGTGGGATGGAGGGTAGGCGTAGGCAATCCACCCCAACTTATGGATCCCGCCTTTTCCTTCCGGATCTGGATATGTAAGTCCATACAAACCAGGGTCTCTATCCGAAAAGTAGTCGTCCGCATCTTCCGATAGTTCCCAATGTCCCCAGTCCGGTTGTTCTACGATCCACACCGGCTGTCCGTCCATCTCCCGCAGCTGCTCCAGCGTCAATGGCACCATTTTGTCGGTGCTGGCAGAATGGTCCGCACTGGTCATCCCCGACAGTCGCTCCATGGCTTTTCGGATGATCGCACACCCATGAACGCCGCAGTCATGCTCATGCCCACACCCCAGGCAGGCCAGGCTGCCAGTCTCCACGCGCAGCCGCCTGAGTGCCTGGAGCAAGCCTTCCATCGTGTCCAGCGTCATGTCATTCTCCTCCCTTCTTCAGCGCTCCCGCTCCATACGGAAGCTCACCATCTTCTCCCGGACCAGCTTGTCCACCACGCGGCCCTGTTCCTTGTAGCCGCAGATCTTGGCCAGCTCCTCCAGGTGATAGGCCGTCTGGGCCGTGACCAGCAGGCGGATGCGGCGCATATTCTTTTTACTCATACTCCAGCTCTGCCTCCAGTCTTGCGGACAACTCCCGGATCTGCGCAACCTCTTCCTCACTGTCCGGGATGAGGCGCAGCCCCATGCGCATCGCGGCCTCCGCTGTGTTCGCTTCCGCATACGCCCTTATCCCAAATCGGGCGACCGGGCAGCCAGTCGGTGAGCACTCTTCGCAGGAGTCGTCCCCTTCCCCGCAAAACGAACAAAATGCCGCAACCACGTCCGTCTCATACTCGCCGCTTTCCAGATACTGATATCTCATATAAACCTCCCTCCGTGTCCAACTTGGACACATTGCTCCGGCCCTCTGCCGGACGCCGCCGGAAGGACGGCGCCCGGAGGTCAAAGAGAGGTCCGGGCGGAGCGCGCACCCCGCCCGGCAGAAGGCCGGAGCCGTTCTTATTCCAAGCGCTCAAACCGGCGTAGCATCTGCACCGCCCACGCCGGCGGGCTTTCCCTTTCCGGCCTGGGTTCCCGCTTCTGTGTGAGGCGGCGGATGGCCCAGCGGAGACAGCGCACCTCCCGCTCCGCCTCCTCCAGCGCCTGGACGGCAGAGCGCACCAGGGTCGGACGGATGGAGATATGGCTGCTCTGCTTTTCTGCAAACGGCCTGAGCTGCCCGATCAGCGCCAGGCGGTCGATCTTCTCCTTCTCCACGGCTATGCCTCCCCCCTCTCCCAGGCCATGGACTCCGGCAGGGCCGGGCAGGCCATCCACAGCTTCACGTCCACGTTCAGGGCAAATCCTCCCGCTGCCGGGTCCTCCCAGCGCCGGTTGGCCGCGGACCACCAGTAGAGCGCCCCGCCCCGGTGAAGGGGGCCCTTTACACACCAGTACAGTCCGTCCTCCTTCGGCTCCTCCGGCCACCAGTGCCAGGGGTCTTCCCCGACTCCGGATGGGTGGAGCTCTTCGGTGAGCCCCAGCACATAGTCCGCGGAACAGCGGAGCGTCTTGGCGATCTGCTCCGGGTGATCCAGATTGCCCGGAGCCAGGTCGTTGCTGTAAAAGTACTTTTCTCCGAACTCTCCGGCAGCATAAGCCCGGAGGTCGGCCACCGAGACCGCCGCGTAGTATGTCCGGGGATTGATCTCTACCGAATCATCCAGCCCCGCCGCTTCGGCCGCTTTGAGGAGCCGCGCCGCGCTGTGCTGGATAGCAGACCGGTACTCCCGTTGCTGCTTTTCTCTCCGTTCCCCCTCGGCGCGGGCGGCGTCGTCCCGCCCCTCTTTCCGCAGGGCCTTAGCCTTGGCGCACATGCGGTCACAGGCATAGCAGCTGCTCTTAGACCGGCTGCACATCAGGCAGCACGTCTCCCCAAAACACATCTCAAAGGGGTTTTCTGCATCGTGGCGGAGGAAGGTATCTCCCCGGCGGCATGGGCTCCCATCCGGGCAGGAGAATCTGGGCCCCCACTCCGCTCCAGAGGACGCGGCCTCCAACAGACGTTCTGCGGAACCACCTGTTGGAGGGTTGCTTCCGCAGACTCGGAAAAGCCGTTCCTGAAGATTCTGCGGCATCCGCGCCATGGCATAGGCCGTCTGCTCCGGGAGGGCATCCCGGTCAAAAAGGGAGAGCCACTCCGGGACCAGCTTCTCTCGGATGACCTTCAGCCGGGCCAGCTTGGGCGCGGAGACCTTGCAGGCCGCCGCCACCTGGTCCCGCATCCGCCCCGGGAAGGTATACCCCTGTTCCTTGAGCTGGTAGAGCAGCGTCTCCACCTGCTGGGCCTGCTTGGCCACCTCGGCGGGGCTGAGCACCCGGGTGGAGGAGTTTGCCAGGATGAGCCGCAGCTCCCGCAGTTCCGGGGAGGCCTCGTCCCGCTCCACGATACAGGGGACGGCGTTCCACCGGTCCGGCTCCTCCTGCGCCAGGATGGAGAGAGCCGCCCGCCGCCGGTGGCCGGAGACGATGGTATACCCGCCGTCCTCCGCCGCGCGCACCCGGATGGGCTGCTGGAGCCCGCAGAGCTGGATGTTGGCGGCCAGCTCGTCGATGTGGTCCAGGCTGTAAAAATTGCCCGGGTCCTCCCGCAGGAGGGCAAGGTCCAGGTACTCGATCTCCTCCCGGCCGGTGTCCGACTTGGACACATCACCCACGGCGGCAGCAAAGGCGGCGCTCATGTCAAACTTCCGCGCCATGGTCTCCCTCCTTCCCCAGCAGCTCCTCTGCGAAGGCCCGGTAGTCCTGGGCCGCCCCGCTCCGGGGAGACCAGCTCACCACCGGCTCCCCGGTCCAGGTGGACTCGTCCACTTTCGGCGAGCGCCGGATGTGGGTCCGGAACACCTTGCAGGGCGCGTGCTGGCGCAGGAGGGCCTCCCCCTGCTCCACCGTGTCGCTCTTGTACCACACCGTGGGCAGACACCCCGCGATATGGACGTCCGGGTAGATCCGCCGCAGCCGGTCGATCTGGGCGGTGAGCTCGTGCATGCCCCGCACGGAGTATGCGTCCACCTTGATGGGGATGATGACGTCGGTGCTGGCGGCGATGGCCGCCGCGCAGGCCGGCGAGAGGGCGGGCGGACAGTCCAGGATCAAAACGTCGTAGGCGTCGTCCTCGGCGATGGCGTCCCGCAGATCCCGGAGGGCGGTCAGCCGGGGGCGCTCCCCCTCCAGCAGGTCCACGTCCAGGTTGCGCAGCTCGTCGTCCGCCGGGAGCACGTCCAGCCCCCGGATGCTGCTCCGGTACAGGAGATCATCGTAGTAGGCGTCCGGGATGGTCAGAAGCCCGGCCAGGGTGTTGTACTCCCCCGGCGGGAGGAGGGACTGGGTGGCGTTGGCCTGGGGGTCACAGTCCACCAGGAGCACCCGCCGCTGGTACTCGGTGGCCAGGATGGCCGCCAGATTGACGGCGGTCACCGTCTTGCCCACGCCGCCTTTCAGGTTCACAATGGCAAATGCTTTCACGCTGCATCGTCCTTTCATCAGTATTCGTCGAACTTGAAGCTCTCCCGGATGGTGGCCCAGTCCACGCTGGCCTCCACCGTGAAGTACCGGTGGGCCTCGTTGATGTACACGATCCGCCCGGTCACCATCCGGGGGATGCAGGGCATTGGGCCCTTGGTCTTCCCCACCTCGCCCGTGAAGGCGTGGGGGGTGAAGCGGTATTTCTCACCGAGGTGCATGATCTCTCTCCTCTCTCAGGGCGGCCAGCGCCTGGCGCAGGGCGGCCGCCACCTCCTCGTGTTCGCCCCGGCGGTCCGGATCGGCCAACGCCATGGCCTCGTGGCGGAGGATCTCCGCCTCCAGAAGCGTCAATTCCCTGCTGCACATTCCGCCCTCCATGCCCGTCTCGGGTCGTTGCTCACCGGGTTGATCTTGCTCAGGGCCAGACAGGCCGCCATCTCGCACTTCCCGGTGCTGCCGTGGCGGTTCTTGGCCACGATGACCTCCAGGGGAGAGGGATCGAAGCCGCTGGGCTTCTTCTCGGCGTAGTAGTCCTCCCGGTAGAGGAAGATCACCCCGTCCGCGTCCTGCTCGATGGCCCCCGTGTCACGCAGGTGGGCGAGCTGGGGGACCTTGTCGCTCTGCCCCTCGGTCTGGCGGTTGAGCTGGCAGAGCACCAGCACCGGGATGCGCAGGGTCCGGGCCAGGGTCTTGAGGGCGCCGGAGATCTCGGTCATGTACTCGATGCGGTTCTTGCGCTGGGCCCCTTGTCCGGGAGTGATCTTGCCGATGTAGTCCACCACCAGGAGCTTGACCCCCTTGACCTTCCGGGCCAAGAGGGCAATGTCGTCCACCATCACCCCGGGTCGCTGGCTGATATGCACCGGCAGGCGGCTGAGCTTGGAGCTGGCCTCGGCCAGTCTCCGTCCCTCCGGCTCGGTGAGCTTGTCCATCAGGAGACGGTGGCCCGGGATGCCGGAGAGGCGGCTCAGGCGCTTGGCCATGAGCTGCTCCTCGTCCATCTCCAGGGAGACAAAGAGGACCGGGCCGGTCCGCTCGGCCACCCGGTCGGCGATGTTGAGGGCCACGGTGGTCTTGCCCATGCCGGGACGGGCCGCCAGAATGTACATGCCGCTGGAGAGCATCCCGCCCCCCAGCAGGATATCGATGTCCCGGAAGCCGGTGGGTACGAAGCCGCTGGCCGTGCCCTCCTCCACCCGCTGCCGGTGGGCAAAGAAGGCCAGGAGGGCGTCGTTGGGGGCCAGCAGGTCCCCGGTCACCCCCTCGGTCTGGAGGTCCTCGATGCGCCGCCCGGCGTCGGCCAGAAGGGCGGCCGTCTCATCGTGCTCGTCCACCCGCTGCTGGAGCTCCTCCCCCAGGCTCCGGATGGCCCGGCGCACCGACTGCTCCCGCACCTGCCGGGCATAGACCTCCACGTTGGCGGCGGTGGGCGTGATCTCCAGGAGCTGCATCAGGTACTCGCTGCTCACGTCCGCGTGCTGGCTGCGGACCTCCTCCAGGATGGTCACCAGATCCACCGGCTTGTCCTCCCGGGCCAGTTTGACCGCCGCCCGGTAGATCTGCCGGTCCGACTCCAGGGCGAAGTCCTCCGCCCGGAGCAGCTCCTCCACCACCGGCAGGCACCGGCCATCCAGCAGGATGGAGCCGATCACGGCCTGCTCGGCCTCCACGCCGTTAGTCATCATAGACCACCACCTCCTCCCCGTCGATCACGGCCATGTGGTACTTGCGGGGCGGCGGAGCCTCCGGCTGGGCGGTGTCCGGCCCGCGCTCCTCGTCCTCCCACCGGCGGCCGTTGAGCCAGGTGGAGGCGTAGGGGATGCCCACCCCCTGCTGCCAATCCGCCCGTTTCTTCTGGCGGACCAGCGCGGCGGCCATGGTGTCGATCAGGCTGTCCTCTGCCCGGAGCTTGTCCCAGGCCCGGATGGCCGCCTGTTTGTTCTCCCCTCTCGGGTAGAACTCCCAGAACTTAGCGAATCGCTCCGGTTTCCAGTCCGGCTCCGGTTTGTAGGCCCGCCCTTTTCGTTTCCCCGGCGCGCCGTCCCCCCGCTGGGGGACTATGGGGGTATTTGTTTTCTCTTTCTTTTGTTTATCTTTCTTTTGTATATCTTTATTTTGTAGTGTCGGATTTCCCGTCGACGGCTCACCCGTCGACGGGTTACCCGTTGACGGAAAACCCGGCAACGGCAGCACGCTCTCCTCCCGCAGGACATAGGCATTGCCGCCGAACTTGCCCCGCTCCCCGTGGAGCTGCTCCCGGGTCAGGTATCCGGCATCCTCCAGTTCCTTCAGGGCGGAGCGGATCGCGTCCCGCCCCACCCCGCAGTAGGAGGCCAGGCCGGACACGCTGTACCGCCAGTCCTCCGGCAGGGAGGAGATCACCGCGAACAGCCCCTTGGTCTTGAGGGAGAGCCGCGGGTCCCGCAGCACCCCGTTGGTCAGCACTGTAAAGCCGCCCTTGCGCTCGAAGCGGAAGTTCATCTGAGATCCCGCCACACACGCCACCCCCTTGTCTGATGTAAAAATCGGCCCGTGTTACCAGATGCCCATGTCGATCATGACCTGGGTGGCCACGGCCTTGATGCGTGCCCGGTTGGCCGCCCGCTCTTCCTCGCTGACCTCCACGTCGCTGTGGGGCGTATAGCACAGCGTGGTGCCGTACTTCTCCCCGGCGTCCATGGTGGCCGACTCGTCCACCAGCACCCGCCGGCCTCCCATGTCCGTGAGCCAGTGCAGGCCCTTCCGTCGGGTCATGACGGTGTCCACGTGGTTCTTCCCAAAGGTCTCGGGGATGATCTTGGTGGTGACCACCAGCTCCTCCAGAGGCTCGATATCCAGCTTCAAATCCATGAAAACACCTCCTCATCTCTCTGTATGCGAGGGACAGAATGTCCTATGCCGCCGGAGAACGCACTTGCGCTCCGGCGCACGGTGTGATATAGTGTGATTGCAATATTTCCCTGTTCCGTCCTCAGGTCTGGTCCACCTGGGGGCGGATTTTTTTATCCCGGTCAAAAGCCGGCAGGCTGTGAGGATACTCACCGCAGCCAGGCTCCCGGCTGGGCCCACGCTGTCGGCGGCCAGGGCCACAGCCAGCAGGCCAAAGAACGCGATCCCGTCATGCACCGCCGCTCACCTCCACAGGAATGCAGCCCCCCGGTATTTCCAGGACGCTCTGCACGATATCCCGCAACTCTGCCACGATCGCCATGAACTCAGGCCGCTCTTCGTCGTCGATGACGTTGTCTTCGGCAATCTCCATCAGGCGCTCCAGCGAGTGCTGCTGGGTGAAGCGGCCCACGCGGTTGTATATCCGCACAGCGGCCTCGATCAGGCTACGTTCCTCCAGCGGGGGTACGATACGGCCATAGAGCGCATTCGTTTCACTGAGATGCTGGCAGGCCAGGCGCTGGTCGTTATACAGCAGGACCATGTCCCAGATCACACCGTTGGGCGGGATCCTCTGGCCTGTCTCATAAGCCCGGACGGACTCCACGCTGATGCCCAGCCGCTCGGCAGCTGCTTCCTGGGTGAGGCCGGCCGCATGACGGCTGGTTTTGTAGATATTCCGGTTATCTCCCGGCATGGTGTTCACTCCTTCTTTGGTGTACGATGGAATCAGACAGCCGCCGGCCACAGCTCTTCCGCGGAAAGCCGCTCGATTCGGCCGGACTGACGGCAGATCAGTATGTAGTCCTCCCCGCTCCGCAGGATCAGCCGCATGGCGTTGTGGGTGATGAGCTCGGCGCGCTCGATTTCGTCGGTATCATAGTGTTTTTCCACCCAGCGCAGGAGCTGGGCCTGCTCCGGTGTTCTCATAACGGTCCTCCTCGTCAAACGATTTTCATACCTGGCACATACTTGATGCCCGGGTAGATCTCCCGGTTCGGTTTGTAGCGGTGTTCTTCAATGCACCGCTCAATGGACTCCACCGAGTAGCGGCGGTGGCCGTAATACTCTACGGCCTCGATCTTGCCGTCTCGCACCAGCCGGACAAAGTCGCCCTGGCTGACGCCCAGACGCTTAATGGCCTGTGTTTTATTCAGCCACATACTCATATTCCTCCTTTCAGCTTGCATCCTGCCCAGGCAGGGTCCGCCCTTGTCTCCCCATCCGCCTTCGTGGTAATATTTAGGCGGAGAAAGGAGGTGATTATGATGGACAAAGCAACTGTCGAAAAATTGGCGCTGCTGTATGTTGAGAAAAACCTCGCCATTGGAGATTCTCCGCTGCGTGCACTTGAGCTTTTCGAGGAAGCTCAGAACGCAATCAAGAAAGAGCTTGGTGATCGTTTATCAAAACATGTCTCCAGCTCCGCTTGGAGTCTTTAATCTCCATCCACCGTAGACTGTAGTACAGCCTGCTCGCACTTTTTGAGAAGGGCCAGGGCCGTGCAGACATGCAGCCCAGTTAAAGCCTGCATGATTTGTTCTGCTCTGGCCTTCTGTGCGGGTAAGAAGAGCTCGTCGCATTCCTCCATTGACGACGGGACGCCGTACTCCTCATCCAATTTCCAGTACTGCTTCAATTTTCTCGCCTCCTCTCAACTTGCGTCCTGCCCCGGCGGGGTGCGCCCTTGTCTCCCCATCCACCTTCGTGGTAATATTTAGGCGGAGAAAGGAGGTGGGACATTCACATGGAGCTGGACAAAATCTTTACGATAATTTCTTTGGTAATTGCGCTTTTATCGGTCTGCGTTTCGGTTTACTCTGTTCACCAAAGCCGCAAGTCTGCTCTGACCGGCGCTTTTTTCTCCGAGATGACACAGGCTTATTCAGATTACCTTCGATGTGTCTCCGAGTTTGTTTTTCGCCGCGGCACCTCAGAGCGAGACGCGCTTGCCGCCGCCCTGTACCGTCTCCAGCTGTTTGCCTCGAAAGAGATCTCTGTTGATGCTCAGGAGCTTTACGTATTTGTGCTTGACTGGGCATCTTCAAATCCGGTGCGGGCTCTTTCAGTGGATGAGAGAATGAATAATCTAGGGCATAAAATGAGGGTTCATCTGGATCAGGCCCGAAAACGCGGCTGCTTTTAAAACGGCGCTGTACAAGAGCAATCAAGAGGTCTATTGGTATGATGAGAGTTTCGGCCAATAGACACACTGTTAGGAGCCCTGTGACAAAACAGTCAAATGAACTAACGGTTCTCCCTCCTTCCTTCCGGCGGGGTGCGCCCGTAGAGGGCATCGATGGAGCAACAGAGCGTGTCTGCCAGTTCCGGAAGCTTTGATGCGTTTGGAAGAATGGAGCCACGCTCCCACATTGCCACTGTGGACCTCCCTACTCCCAAGATTTGAGCCAGTGCTTTCTGAGATATTCCACGCTCTTCTCGAATGGCTTTCAGCCTCAACAGCGTCATCATATTTGTCACCTCTCTTTCATATGTCATGTATCGTGACATAAATATAGCACCACATTTCACAAATGTCAATACTAATGACATATATTTTAGAAAGCTCCCTTCCAATGTCATTCTGTATGACATATAATTGACATGAGGTGACGCCATGAACAGAATCAAAGACCTCCGTACTGCTCAGGTCCCCAAGATGTCACAGGAAAAACTCGGAAAACTTGTTGGAGTGGGACGCACGACAGTTACCATGTGGGAAAATGGCTCAAATGAGCCTGATAATGCAACTTTAATTAAGCTGGCTGAAATATTTGGTGTATCAATTGATTACCTTCTCGGGAACGAAAGCGAGGAATCTGCCCCTCCACCAACAGCGGACAAGCAGCTTGACGAGAGACAAATCATGGCGGCCTTCTGGGGCGGAGACCAGGATCTCACCGAAGAGGACAAGAAAGCCATGTGGGCCGACGTCAAAAATTTTGCCGCGTTTGTGGCGCAGCAGAAAAAACAGGAGAAGCAGCGGAATGACTGATCTCATTGGTCTTTATGATTATGCCAAGCAGCGTGCTATTGGCGTCTATTGGTTTACCATGGACCATGCGGAGTCGCTGTCCTTCATGGATTCCGATGGGGACTGCTACATTGCCATGGATCCCTGGCACCTTGGGACACTGGCCGAAGAAAAGACCAAGCTGGCCCACGAGCTGGGGCACTGCGAGACCGGCAGCTTTTACAACGAGTACGCCGCTCTGGATGTCCGGCAGAAGCATGAGAACCGTGCCAACCGCTGGGCATGTAAAAAGCTCATCCCGGAGGATGAGCTGAAGAAGGCCGTTCAAAAGGGGTATCAAGAACCCTGGCAGCTGGCCGAATATTTTGATGTCACAGAAGAATTGATCCGCAAAGCAATCTGCTGGTATAAGTACGGCAACATGGCCGTGGATCAGTACCAATAAAAAATGTGTCCAAGTCGGACACCGGAAGGGGGCACGCCATGTTGGACCTGTTCAAGCGGCTGTTCTGCCAGAAACAATCAAATCCCCTGAGTCAAAATATCTCAATATCTTCTGCCTCTTCTTCTGATGCAGAAGATAGCCCAGAAGCGGCCAATGTCAAGCAAGTCGAAAAAATAACAGATATTTTGAATCAGGAGCTGGACGTTAATTTGGAACGAATATACAGTCGGCAATGGGAGTTTGATTTTCCGAATGGTTGCCCCGATAATTTGGACCAAGAAGATATAGAACCCGATGAGTCCCCAGCACCAACTACACGGTTGAGCCAGGTGCCTTCCTATGTCGTACTGGATTTTGAGACAACTGGCCTATCGCCCGAATGTGACTGTATCATTGAAATTGGTGCCATAAAATATATCGATGGGCAAGAGTTTGGGGTTATGAATACTTTTGTGAATCCCCAATGTCCTATTCCAGCTAAAATTACCAGATTGACCGGAATTACCGATGACGATGTATCCGGCGCCCCCACTGTCCAGAATGCAATTGAAAAGCTATACCAGTTCATTGATGGCCTTCCAATTGTCGCTCACAATGCAAGGTTTGACCTCAGTTTTCTGGACGCAGCTTATCATGCCATAGGTTTGGAGTCAAAGCTCGAATATATTGACACGCTGGAGCTTGCCCGTCACGCTTTCCCATCTGCTCCAAATCACAAGCTATCTACATTGATTCGTTTCCTGTCTATTGATGACAGTCAAGATCATCGCGCCCTGTCAGACGTGCGCCAAACACATGCCTTATTTTGCAAATGTATAGCATCCTCGAAAAAGACAATCACCCCGAAATGTTTTCATGGGAGCACCCAATCCAGAGTGGCTTCCAACGAGTATCATCGTTATCCTAAGTTTTCACCAAAAGATGTTATTTGCACCTGCGACTCGTTAGATAAATCGCATCCGTTGTATCAGAAACGTATAGTCTTTACTGGTCAACTCTCCATATCACGCCAAGATGCTGCACAAATGGCCGCTGACGTAGGGGCCATCATCACAGGCGCTGTATCCAGAAAAACAGACTATCTGGTTGTTGGCACCCAAGATCTAGCGATAGTCGGAAAGAACGGGGTCAGTTCCAAAGAAAAAAAGGTTCGTGAGCTGAATCAACTCGGTGCGACACACATAAAGATTATCCGCGAACGCGAGTTCATCGACTTAGTTCACGCTGTGGAGGTTTAAATTTTGGAAGGACAGATTTCTCTGACCGATACTCCCGAGACAGAAACACGGGAGTCATCTTGGCTGGAGCGCACTATGCCGGCCATGCGTACTGCTGTTGAGGACCACGGAGGCCCGTCAGACATGCTTATCCAGAGCGCCACAAAATCATATACTGCCGTGTTGTTTTGCAACTTCACAGTGTTTCGCCTTCGACTGCGAGGGAAGCAGCACAGCATCTCTATTCCCACTCTATTCTCTGACCTGATCCCGGAGGGTGTCATCCGAAAGCAGGTAAGCTCCGAGCCGAAGTACATCCGTCTTATGATTGACGATCAACATCCGCTCGATTTCTACACGTCGTTTCTCTGCCAGATTTCAGGTGCTACGGTGGACCGTTATCCGAAAGAATGGGATTGCTGTTCCAGATATTTAGAGTGCAGCAATGCCAGAACGTGCGTTCACCCCGATAAGGCTTTCGCTATGCAATGCGGATATCGTAAGATTTTAAGCAGTGGACGTGTGTTCTTCGGCGAAAATCGAAATGTGTAATTGCTGCTTATCTCAAAAAAAGAGCCGGGGCCACGGCCCCGGTCTCTTCAAACGCCACGAATCGAACGTTTGTATTAAAATCCTCCAGGAGGTGACCAACATGGACGCGGCGGAGTATCTGCGAAAATCCCGTATGGAGGAGGGCATGGACACGGCAGAGGTGCTCTCCAAGCACCGGAAGGCCCTGGCCGAGTTCGCCGCCTCCCACGGCATCCACATCATCGCCACCTATGAGGAGGTGGTCAGCGGCGAGAGCCTCTATGCCCGGCCGGAGATGCTGCGCCTGCTGGAGGACGTGGAGGAGGGCCGCTACGACGCGGTGCTGGTCATGGATCTGGACCGGCTCTCCCGCGGCCGGATGAAGGACCAGGGCATCATCCTGGACGCCTTCCGGGACTCGGGCACCCTCATCGTCACGCCCGAAAAGACCTACGATCTCTCCGACGATCTGGACGACGAGATGGCGGAGTTCAAGACCTTCATGTCCCGCCGGGAGTACAAGATCATCAACAAGCGCCTGCGCCGGGGCTTGAAGCAGAGTATCCACGACGGCTGCTACGTGGCCAACGCCCCCTACGGCTACCGGAAGGTGCTGGTGGACCGGCGGCCCACCCTGGAGATCTACGAGCCGGAGGCCCGCTTTGTCCGCATGATGTACCAGCTCTATACCCAGGGCTATGGCTGCGTCTCCATCGCCCGGCACGTCAACTCCCTGGGGGCCAAGCCACACCGCTCGGAGGAGTTCACCCGCAACAGCGTGGCCCACATCCTCCGCAATCCCACCTTTGTGGGGAAGGTGGTCTGGAACCAGAAGTCCCACATCCGCAAGGGGGCCAAGGGCAACCCCAAGCACGTTACCATCTATAATCCCCGGGAGAAGTGGACCATCGTGGACGGCCTCCACCCCGCCATCGTGAGTCAGGAGCTGTACGACCAGGTGCAGGCCATCATGGACGGGCGCTATGTTCCCTCCAAGAACGACGGCACAGTCCGCAGCTCGCTGGCCGGGCTGGTGAAGTGCGCCAACTGTGGGCAGAACATGCAGCGGATGGTCATGAAGGGGCAGGCCTACCTGCTCTGTATGAAAAAGGGCTGCTGCTCCAGCGCGAAGTTCGAGCTGGTGGAGCAGCGGGTGCTCTCCTATCTGGAGGAGGCCCTGGTGAAGCTGGAGCTGGAACAGCAGAGCGGCGCGGCCCGGGATACCTCGGTCCTGGACAGTGCCCTGGAGGCGCTGAAAAAGGAGCTGGCGGCGGCACAGCGGCAGAAGAGCCGCCTCTATGAGCTGCTGGAGCTGGAGGAGTACGACCTGCCCACCTTCCGGGAGCGGATGTCCGCCGTAAAGGAGAAGATCGCCGGCCTGGAGCGCCGTCAGCGGGAGACCGAGCACGCCATCCGGGACGCCCAGCTGGCCGACCCGGCCGCTCTGGCCACCAAGATCCGTGCTGTCCTGGACGCCTACGCCGCCGCCGATCCGGCCGGCCGCAACGCCATGCTGAAGAGCGTCATCAGCACCATCACCTATCAAAAAGAGAAGAAGTCCAGACAGAGCGCCTTCCAGCTTCTCTTTACGCTGAGCCCTTACTAGATCTACTCCCGGGGCGGTCTGCTCAGAGTATTTAAGACGCTATATCTTCCTCTTTGCACGAATCAAAGATCTTTCGGGTGTCAATGCAGACGGCTTCCCGGATGCAGGTGTTTTCCTGCACAGGGCCGGGGGTTACTTTCTCAGGCAT